TTTTAGAACACTTGATTTATTCGACTAACTAAATAATACGAAAAAATAAGTGAACATGATAGACCAGTCAGTTCACGGGAGGAGAGGATGTTTTATGAGTAATGAAAAAGCCATCTATTACTTTTATGACGATTTAGGTAATAGACGACTGATTGAGATTGAAGATATTGAAGATGTAAACATGTCAATATCCGAAAATATAATTAATAGACAAATTCAGCATATGCCAAGATTAAAAAATAATTATTATGTACAAATTGACACAGTTGAATTCAAGTTGGATTAATCGAGACCTAAATATTTATTCATTACGGAAGTTGCAATGTTTTGAAGCACAGGTATTGAAACACTAGAGACTTTAGAAGCACGCTTTTTAGTTTCAGACCAAATAATGTCGTCCCTTATTGAATCTAAAAGTTGATGACCTTCATAAGTCATTGAATGAACATTGTAGAAAGCATAAAATGCTTCACCTTTTGCAAAAAGCACTTTTATAAATCCAGCATCAAATAGACGTTTTAGAGTATATAAGATTTGTATTGAATCGTATTTTTGCATTCGATCGGTTTTTTCAAATTTTTCTTTGGTTAGACCTTCTAATGTGTAATTCATACCTTCAATTGTTAATAAAATATCTCTGATACAGTCTTGATTTAGTTCCACAGTATCACCACCTTTCAAATTTAATATTACAAATTTGAAAGTAAATAAGTAAGACAGAACTTAAAACGAACATGTTGACGTCCTACTAGAGCGTTTAAGAGCGAGAGTGAGCGACGATATGAGCCACGCTTAAATACATTTAAAAGTCATTGCCAAGACTAAGCGTTGTAATAGGACGTCAACAAAAGAAAAGGAGGATATAAACATGCCAAAAGTAATTTCACCACCTAATGAAACAAACACTTTAACAGGTAGAGAAAAATTTGTTGAACAATTATATGCAAAACCAAATCAACTGCATAAATTATTTGGGATAGGACGAAGTACAGTTTATAAACTGCTAAAAGATTATAACGAAGACAATAAAGGAGTCAAAGAATTATATGTAAGTTTATCAGCAACATTGACATTAGTGGATATTCAGAAATTTAAACAGTATCTGAATAGAAGACACAAAGAATGGATGTAAAGGAGGTTTGTAAATGAAGAAGATAAAACTAATCAAAATAACACTCTTAATCATCATCTTGGCTGAGGAGATTAAGAGTGTTAAGGATGAAACTAAAAATTATAAGTCAATTAAAGCAAGTGATATTGGTAAGAAACAAAATGAATTGAACCAGTTTAAATACAATTAATGCTCAATATCTGATTTCATTTTTTCCATTAGACCTGAACGACGAAGGACACCTGCCATTAAATTTTGTGAATAAATTCTAGATTCACGTATACAAAAGTTTAAGGCATTTATGTCGTCAATTGTTCCGTCATCATTTTTAAATGGTTTCAATCTTTCAGAAACGTTTTCTAATGAATACATGCTATCACTCAAATGATGATCAATATTTTGAATTAAATCCCATAATTCTTTCTCAGTCATAATTTCTCACCACGCTTTCATAATAAATTAAATTAATTGTACCAAACCAAAATAATAAATCTATAACAAATTTAGGAGGTCATTTAAATGACAAACGAATTACAAATTTTTAAGAATTCTAGTTTCGGAAATTTAGAAGTTTTAACAATAGAAGGAAAGCAATGGTTCCCAGCAATTAAGGTAGCTGAAATTTTAGGATATGCAAATCCACGAAAGGCAATAAGAGATCATTCAAAAGAAAAGGGGGTAACGATTCGTTCCGTCCTTTCAAATGGTGGTACTCAAAACAAAAAGTTTATTGACGAAGGAAATTTATACAGATTAATTACTAAATCAAAACTTCCGCAAGCAGAACAATTTGAAGAGTGGGTATTTGACGATGTTTTACCAACATTAAGAAAGACTGGTTCTTATCAAGTTAAACCTTTAACAACATCAGAACAAATTCAACTGATTGCAAAAGGTAATACGGAATTAGACGAAAGAGTAACAGCTATAGAAGAAAGCTATCCTATTATGCATGGACAAGCAAAACATATTCAACAATTAGTTGCTCGTAAAGTAGCAGAGATTGTTAGGAATAAATTCAATGGATATTACAAAGAAACATCTAAGAAATTGTTTGCAGAAATCTATAGAAGTATTAAAAAAATCTTCCAAGTACCAACATACAACAGTATACCAAGAGGGCGATATGAAGAAGCAGTTAAATTCATTGAACAATGGCAACCATCTTACGACACAGTATATCAACTAGAACTCAACCTTAAAGAAGCATAAAAAATAACTGAACCAGGTGACCAAACCTAGTCCAGTTACACTCAATGACCAAATTGAGATTTTAGAACACATCATTTATTCGACCAAATGATGATAACTAAATAATACATCACATGATGTGAACTTTAAAGACGGAACAGTTAACCAAACACACGCATTAATTATTAAGGATTATAGGAAGAAGGAGAACAACATGACACATGTAATCAAAAGACAAATTGATAGAACTGGTATGACACAACAACGATTGGCAGACATGGCACTTACAACAAAGAGCAACATGTCTATGATGATTAACGGTCAAAGGAATATATCGGCAGACACTTATAAAGCACTGGCAACAAATAGTAATGACGGAGTTTTTGTAACAGATACCTTAAATGAGTTTTCGGACGGTTTTTCAACACCTGCACATAGTGACCGAGTTTATTATGATCACCCAGGATTAATAAAAGACCAGTTAATAGTTGAAATGTATGAAGCCATCGAATCGTTGAAAAACTGTAATTTTGGTAAACGACCTGAATATATGAATAGAGAAGAAAGAGAGAATGTATTGGAAACGATGTCTGAATGTAAAGACGTATTGTTCCAAGGTCAAATTTTCTTAAATAAAACATGTGAACACATAAAGCAAAATCCTAGAGAAGTAGCTAAAGCACATGAACAAAAATTGAAAATGGAACGCAGAATTTAGGAGGGATTATATGAACATTTTAAAATATCCGTTACTCACTTTAATTATAGTGATTGAGTTCTTTATCATAGCTAGTTTTTCGGTAACACCTATTGAGCATTCCTTACTGTTTTGGCTAGTAACAGTATTGTTTTTCGAAATGTTCGACCATGTATTTAACAGTTTGAAAAATGATGAAATTTAAAGGAGGGATCTAAATGTTAGAAGTAGGAGAACAAAGGAATTCAAATTTTTTATTACAGGGATTTTGGTTTGAAAAAGAAGTGATTTATTACGCTGACTATATTGATATGAAAATCAAATGTAATCGTACAGAAAGAACAGTAGTATCAGCTTGTTTTTCTTCAGCTGATGATTACGAAACACAGAAAGAGAATATAGAAGCAATGCTAAACGAGTATCTATTAGAAAATACGACCGAAAACGAAAGATTATTTAACTATTTGACCAGTAGACATTGGAACCATGATTTATTCGACTAAAAAAGACACCTCGACCAAGGTGTCCAAATAAGAAATAAGATTTGTAAATATTATACCACAGGAGGATATGGATATGGAAATCAAGCTTATTAAGTTAGTACTAGATAACTTTAAAGGGGCTAAACACTTTGAATTAAACGCTGAAGGAAAAGACATTGTAGTTAAAGGCGAAAATAACACAGGTAAAACAACGATTGCAGATGCTTTTTACTGGTTACTTTTCAATAAAGATAGTAAAGGTGCTACTAAATTCTCAATAAAAACTTTAGATAGCGCAGGAGAAGAAATAAACAATTTAAAGCACAGCGTTTACGCAGTCTTAGATATTGACGGTAAAGAACAACATATTAAGAAAACTTATTCAGAGAAATGGACAAGAAAACGAGGCCAAGCGAAATCAACTTTCACAGGACACGAAACAGTATACGAATTAGGTGCTACAGAAGATGAATTAACACCTAAAAAATTAAAAGACTTTAATGAATTTATTAATTCAATCATCAGTGACGAACAAATTTTCAAACTAACAACTAATCCGTTTTGGTTTAACAGTTTAAAACAAGATGAACGTAAAAAGATATTAATGAGTTTAGTTGATGAAGTGACAAACGAAGATGTAATTAATTCAGACAGTAAGTTGAAAGAACTTAAAAAACTATTAGGCGACGGATCACTAGAAGACTTTAAGATGCGTATTAGTCGAAATAAGAAATCTATCAATGAAGATTTAAAGGCTATTCCAGTACGTGTAGATGAAATCAATCACAACATGCCAGACGTTCGAAAATATAACAAACAAGCTTTAGAAGAAGAGTTAAACGAAATTAATAATCAAATTAATCAAGTAGACATTGAAATTAAAGATGTAGAGAGCGGTTTGGAAATCGAAAAGATTGAGAAAGAAATCAAATCAAAAGAACTCGATATCCAGTATTTAAAAGATAATCACAATCATGGTAACAGACGAGATTTATCAACATTGATCAACCAAGATTCTGAACTACAAAGAGCAATTGCAATAAAACGTAGAGATTTAAGCAATTTAACAGCTGAACTACAAAAAAACGAAAGTGTAATGGAAGAACAAAACGAGAAGTTTAAAGCATTAGGTATCAAGCATAAAGAATTAGTAAATGAACAAAAAGAGTTTACGACAGCTACTGTATGTGATTGCTGTGGTCAAGACATACCTGAACATATGCAACAAGAAGCAATTCAGAAAATGAAAGAGAATTACAACGCTGATAAGTCTGAAAGATTAGAGGAAATACAATCAGATGGTATTGAAATTAGAAATAAAGTCAAACAACTATCAGAACAAAACGATGAAATTGAATCAACTATGGAAGAACTGAAAGAAGAAATTGAAAAAGAAACAAAGAATGTAGAAGAAATCAAAGAAAGTATCAAAAAAATCGAAAGCAATAATACAGATGTGAAAGATACAGACGAATACAAGCAATTAGATAGCGAAATTAAAGACTTAAAAGAGAAAAAGGGACAATCTATTCAAAGTATGAGTGAAGACGTTCAAAACATCGTAAAGAGAAAAAAAGAACCATTAATTAACCAGCAACAAGAGATTAAACAAAAGTTAGATGATATCCATGTAAGTCAACGCGCTATAGATCGTATTAAAGAACTAGAAACTAAACAAGAACAATTGGCGCAAGAATATAACGACTTAGAACATGCGACATTCTTAACAGAAGAATTTACGAAACAAAAAGTAAATCTGATGGAAGGTTCAATCAATGACAAGTTTGAAATTACTAAATTTAAACTGTTTGATGTTCAGATTAATCAAGGTGTTCAAGATGTTTGTATCGCAACTCATAACGGCGTTCCATTTGATAGTGGATTAAATAACGCAGCAAGAATAAACGTCGGTTTAGACATCATAAATGCTTTATCTAAGCACTATAATTTCTATGCACCAATCATGATTGATAACGCTGAATCAGTTACAGACGTTCATAAAACAACATCTCAACAAATTCAATTAGAAGTAAGTAAAAAGGACAAAGCGTTAACTGTAGAAGTAATTTAATAAAAGTAATGGAGGAATTAAAATGACAAATCAAAATCAAGTAGTAGAGAAATCAAGTACAACATATGAGGTTAACGGTGAAACGGTTAAGTTATCACCTTCAATAATCAAAAAATATTTAGTAAGAGGTAACAAAGAAGTTAATGATCAAGAAATTATGATGTTCTTATCACTTTGTAAATACCAAAAATTAAACCCATTCTTAAACGAGGCATACATCGTTAAATTTGGTGGAGATGCTCAAATTATTGTTGGTAAAGAGGCATTTATGAAACGTGCAGAGTCTAACGCTAAATACAAAGGTATTGCAGCTGGAATCATTGTAGAACGCAACAACGAATTACACGAAATTGAAGGTGCTGTGAAGCTTAAAAATGATGTTTTAATCGGTGGCTGGGCAAAGGTTTATCGAGAAGATAGAGAAATGCCGATTGTAGCTAAAGTATCACTTGAAGAATACGATAAAAAGCAATCTACATGGAAACAAATGCCATTAACAATGATTAGAAAAACAGCGATTGTAAACGCACTACGTGAAGCTTTTCCAGAAAATTTAGGTGCTATGTATACCGAAGAAGAAAGTATTCAACCAATCAATGTAAATGATGATGTTCAGCAAGAAATTAATCAAAATGCTAATAAAACAGCAATTGATATTCCGAAAGAAGAACCTCAAAAAGTTGAAACACCAAAACAACAAGAAAAAGTAGAAGTTGAGCCTGCAAAGTTTGAAGAAGTTAAAGAACCAAAACAAGCTAAACAATCAATATTCGATGAAGGACTTTTTGGTAATGAAAATTAATTGTATAGGTAGTGGTTCCAGTGGGAACTGCTACCACATTACAGACGGTGAAACAGAAGTATTACTTGAATGTGGGTTTAACTTCAAAAAGATACAACAAGCTTTAAATTACCAATTAAAAAGCATTTCAGCATGTTTAATCAGTCATAGACATAATGATCATATTAAAGGATTAAAAGAATTATTGAACTACGGTATCAACTGTTATATCGGAGAAATAGAAAAAGACGAACTGATAGCAATAGATAAAAAGTATGACAACTTTAGATTAAAAGGTATTCAGCCTTTAGAACATTTCAAAATTGGAACGTTAACAATATTACCATTTGATGTGCAGCATGATACAGGTCAACCATTAGGTTATCTAATTCAGTCAGACAGTGGCGACAAGCTACTGTTTGCGACTGATACCTATTACATCAAATACACCTTTACAGGACTCACTCACATGCTTATTGAATGTAATAACAGTATCGAAATATTAAATCGAAATGTAGAAAATGGCGTACTTAATTCATCTTTGAAAAAGCGAATTAGAAAAAGTCATTTTAGTTTAGAGAATGTAATTGATTTTCTAAATGACTGTGATTTATCGAGGTTGAAAGAAACATATTTAATTCATTTATCTGATAGTAACTCAGACGAAGTATTGTTTAAGAAATCTATTCAGAAAGTTACTGGAAGACCAGTATATGTACTTTAAGAAAGGAGTGACTGAAATCATGGAATGGGAAACAATAAAAACAATTTTAGTTATTTTAATGTGTCTTGTGTCGATTGTTCTGAATATATTCTCAACACGTTAAAGAAAGGAGAACTAACATGGCAATATTTCGAGTTTATAAAGAGACAGGTAATTTTGTAACTGTTCATAAAAATTTCATTCACGACAATAAAATAAGCTGGAAAGCTAAAGGGATATTACTTTATCTACTTAGTCGTCCAGATGATTGGCAAGTATATGAAACAGAATTAGTAAAACACACTAGTGATGGGCTTAGTAGTTTAAAAAGTGGCATCAAAGAACTTGAAGAAATTGGTTATATACGAAGAACAAGAAAACGTGATGATAAAGGAAGATTAAAGGAATATGAATATTCAGTATTTGAACATCCTACCCACATGCGATTATCCAATGTAGGTAAATCCAACGTAGGAAATTCCAACATAGGAAAAACCTACGTAGGAGAATCGAACACTACTAATAATAATAGTACTTATAATGACTCAACTAATAATGATAGTAATAAGAATAACAGTAGTAGTAAGCAGCAGTCACCGTTTGACTTTTACCAATCTAATGGGTTTGGAGTTCTTAAACCATATATATCTGACCAAATTGGAGCATGGATAGATGACTTTGAACAGAATGGAAATGAAATTGTTATCGAAGCAATGAAAGAGTCTTTAAACAACAATGTATACAAATGGAATTATGTGAATTCAATTTTGAAATCATGGTTCAACGATGGAATTAGATCAGTAGATGATATTTCAGCAAGAAATAATAAACGTAGTAAACAAGAAGAAATAGCTGATGAAGATAATCCATATCTTAAATATATGAATAATTGAGGTGATTAAATGAATGGTCTATTCAATCCAAAGTTAGCGAATAAGTTAGAACAAAAAATGCAGCCTAAGTTATTAGAAAAAGGTAAGTGTGAAAAGTGTGGTCGAGATTATGAGGAATACCAATTTAAAAATGGTTATACCTACAGACTAGGTTGTGACTGCGACATGATAGAGCATGGCAAAGAGTTAACACGTAATTTCAAGCAACGTCAAAAACAGCAAGAAATTAATAAGATTTTAAGTTTTTCAAGCGAAAACGAAGAAACAAAAAACGCTACTTTCAAGACTTACATTCCCGAAAACAATAACCAAGAAAAAGCCAAAGTAATATGTGAAAGATATGCTAAGTCATTTGATATAGATAATAAGCAGTCATTACTATTACAGGGCTCATTTGGATTGGGTAAATCACATTTAGCAATGTCGATTTTAAAAGAAGTGAAAGCTAAAAATTATTCAGTCCTGTTTATTAATTTAACTGAATTGATTTCTAAGTTTAGATCTACCTTTGATAAAGATAGCGAGTATTCAGAAACTGATTTAGAAAGAGCGATAGGACAAGTTGATTTAATGGTTTTCGATGACTTCGGTATGAATGTAACAGACTATGGCATGTCAAAACTATTTCAGATTGCTGAAAGTAGAGTAGGCAAGCACAACATCATAACAACTAATTTATCAGTCAAAGAACTAACGAAAACAAAAGACCAACAAAGATTATTTAGTCGGTTAATGTCTAACACCACCGGGATTACTTTGGAAGGAGACGATTACCGAATGAAAGGATTTAAAAATTTAAAATAATAAACAGGAGGAAATTAAATGATTCCAATAACAGTTGAAGACATTATGGAACGATTAAATTGTAGTGAGCAAAGGGCAAGATTATTTTTCAAATGGTATGGCGATAATCAAGAAAAAATACAACGAGAGTTAGCCATACAGGAACATAAGCAAAGAACAACACCAGCAATGATAATTAATAAACCAATGGAGGTAGCAACAATATGATCAATTCTGTAACCCTTGTCGGGCGACTTACAAAAAATCCTGAAATTAGAACTACTCCGAGTGGCGTTGAAGTAGGAAACTTCACTTTAGCAGTGAATCGAACGTTTACTAATCAAAATGGTGAGCGAGACGCCGACTTCATAAATTGCATTGTATTTAGAAAAACAGCAGAGAATGTAAATCAATATTTATCTAAAGGGAAATTGACAGGCGTTGATGGAAGGTTACAAAGCAGAAGTTACGACAATAAAGAAGGAAAAAAAGTATTTGTTACTGAAGTAGTTTGCGATAACGTTCATTTCCTAGAGCCTAAAGATAGTCAAAACGGCTCAAATTCATATCAAAATGGAACGAGTTATCAAAAGGGTAACAACTATACCCAAAATAACCAAAACGTCCAACAGGGGCAAAATAAAGCGAAATACGACCAACAAAATAATCCGTTCAACAATGGCAGTAATTTTAATGATGACGATTTACCTTTTGACTAAATTTTAGAACATATCCTTTATTCGACGAGGTGCTAAATATGACAACAAAACCGATTTTTAGGTTATCAGATGCAGTTAAACAAAACTATAAGTTAAAACGTCCGTTAATTGACCAATTCCAGACGTTTATAGCAAGTATTAAGCAATCTGGACACTATATCAACGATACTGACTCTTTGCAGTGGTTTTTAAGAAAGAACGATGTATATGGCTTTATCTTATACATCGGCATGACTACTGAGAACGAAATTAGAGTAACGATGTCAGTTGAAAAACAAAGATTGGTTTCAAACAGAAAAAGTTTAAACAAACTAAATGACCAAAATTAATGAGATAAGGAGTAGTTGAAAATGATTAATGAGTTAACAATTCGATATAAACAACCATTTCATGAAGACAATATTACGATTGCAGAAAATCATAATGTACCAAAAGTTATCTATAGATCAAGGATATTAAAAGGCTGGAATATTGATGAGGCGATTCATGTATTTCCATCACATGACGAACTTTTAAAAAATGATTTAAGAAGTGACGACCTTAAATTCACTGGTAATCATATAGATAATTTGAATCGAATTTTAATAAAAGAAGAAGAAAAAAGACGACAAGTCTATAAAGAAAAATATGCAAAACCTAAACCATGGATTGAAAAATACCCACAAAAAACAGAATTTGGAGATTATGCTCAACTACTTTTTCAAGAATGTTGTGGGAGTTGGACCAAATGATTACAAAAATTAGTGACGAAAATTCATGTTTTGAAGTAGGTAAAAATAATGTCGGTTATATCACTGAATGGAGAGTTGATGAAGATGTAGTCGATATCTTCAGAATAGCTGATGAGAACAACAAATTAATAGCATTTAAAGGATACGTAAACAAGCAATACCAAATTGAAAAAGCAAAAGTTGCAGGTATTAAAAAGCAACTAAGCATTTTTGATATATAGGAGGAATGGATATGAGAAATACATTAGGAGATTTAAATAACCATTTATTTGCTCAATTAGAAAGGTTGAGTGATGAAGATATAAAAGGAGAAGAATTAAGAGAAGAAGTTAACCGATCTAAAGCTATTATGGGCATTGCAAAAAATATCATCGATAACGGGAGTTTAGTATTAGAAAGTCAAAAATTTATTGATGAAAAATTCAATGAAAATGACAGCTTACCTAAGATGTTGGACGGTGGTAAAAATGTCTAGCAAATACACAGAAGAACAAACACAATTCATAAAAGATAACGTGAAAGGAACACCTTTTAAAAAGCTAACTGAAATGTTTAATGAAAAATTTGGTACTAACAAAAGTACTGGAACAATAAGTTCCTTCTGTGGAAGAAACAAATTAAGTAATGGTTTGAACACTCAATTTAAAAAAGGACATCAATCATGGAATAAAGGTGTTAAAGGAGTACATGCACCAGGTGCTGAAAAAGGGTGGTTTAAAAAAGGTAATGAACCTATAAACATAAGACCTATTGGAAGTACTTTAGTCGGCAAAGACGGATATCTACTAGTGAAAATAAAAGATAAAGGCGCTCGTAAAGAAATGTGGAGACCAAAACATGAACTGATTTGGGAAGAAGCAAACGGACCAAAACCAGATAAACATGTCATTATCTTTGCAGACAGAAATAAAAGGAACTTTGATTTAAATAATTTAATACTTGTTAAGCGATCAGAACTATTGAAATTAAACCGACAACATTTGATTTACGACAATCCAGAGTTAACACAGGCTGGTTTAACTATCGTGAAGATACAAGAGAAACTACAAGAAGTCGAAGTATAAACTTTTAGAATTGTATCAACAAAAAATGTAGAAAGAAGGTATATGCTAATGGAATTCAAAGCAGGCGATAGAGTGCATGTGACCAAATTTTGCTGGGTAGACGTAGATTTTTACGCGACATTACAAGAAACAAATAGTTTCCTCGGCCGCCCATTATATAGATTGGCAAATTGTACGAATTTAGTTTATCAAAATAACGTAGTTTGGAGAGAAAATTCAGATTTATACGGAGAAAGAGACTACTACACCCTAGCAATAGACGAAGAAGATACAGAGGAACCAGTTATTCAGCGTGTGGAAGATATTAATAAAGTTATAGAAAAAGCAGAAAGATATATAGAGAAAACTAAGCACGACCCAGTAAACAAACCATCACATTATATGCTAGGAGACATTGAAGTAAAAGATATCATCGCAATTGTGGCTGATAAATACCATAAAGGTTCAGTAGCACATAACGTAGCGAGTGCATTGGAGTATCAAATGAGAGCGCCAGGTAAGAATGGACTAGAGGATATTAAGAAAGCACGTAAATGCTTAGACTTCGCTATCGAGAATTGGGAGTGAGTGTGTGGGACTACTCAATAAATATGATCTATACAATTCAGAAGGCAAAAAGATGTTCACTGTGGTACCTGGTAAAGAAAACAACACTTTACTAGGTATGCCACATACGCCATTTGTAAATCAAGAACATAGGTTAACTGATAGTGAGTTAAGACAATTCAAAGCAGCGCATGATTTGAAGTTAGAAAAAGAGTTAGGAATGCAGTTAAGTATATTTGATATTTAAGGAGGAATAAAACATGCCAACAATAAAAACAAAGAAAGAAATGAATTTAGGAGAATTACTTTGTTGGGCGATTGACAACAAAGAACAAGCGAGCTTAAAAGATTTTTATAGTAAAAATATAGGAGTTAAATTCAATGCTAGTGGTTATCCATGTATTGAATTCGAGAAAAAGTTTTTGCCGACTTATGAAACTTTTACAGTAGAGATTGAAGAAGAAATCACAGAGGATACGGAAATAAAGGGATTGGTTGAACTTGGTAACGATGGTCATGGTACAGATTTCTTTCAGTGTAATGGTTCATCAATAAATGAACAAAAAGATTTTGATTCAGAAGCATTTTATATCTTGAATGATGACAAAACACTAACACTTATCTGGACTAAAGAGAAAGGGCTGATAAGTTAAATGGAACTAGAAAAATTAAAAAGTGAGAACGCTCAACTTCAAAAAGACTTGAAATATCAAACAGATCAAAAATTTGAATACTTTTTGGAAAATATAAAACTAGAAAAGGAACACAACGATTACAAGCAACAACGTGACTCACTTATCAAAGATGTGAAGCAACAACGTGAATTACTCAAAGACTTTTCACGATTCATTCACAGAAAAGTTGAAGTGTGTCCAGGTAAGAAAGAGTATATGGATTTCAGAGATAGACTTAAAGAATTAGGGATAAGGGAGCGTGAGTAATGTGGGATATGAGATTGAAATAAAAAGTGGTCAAAAAGTATATATTGAAAATGCTAATGGGCAAGTATATAAAGCAACAGTAATAAATGTTAATTATTATAGAGAACCTAGCATGACTATAGCTTTACAAGTTAATGGTGTACCAGACGTTGTTTTTACAGGGTTAGAAAACATTAAAATTTTGGAGGACAAATAACATGAAAAAATATCCAGCACTAGCATTTGAATTCAAAGATAAACCTGGAACATATATAGCAAATTATCCAGGAGAAACGACTGATTTAGAAGAAACATTGTTATTCGCAAATGTGGACGGTAGTAAGCCGGACAAAGGTAAATGTAAAGAGTTCTATTTAAAACAAGAAAAAGAACAAGCAGATTTTCTGATTAAAAAATTTGGAGAAAATGCAATAAATAATTATAGACCTAGTGAATGGTTTAAATATTGTAATTTAGTCGAAGTAGAAATCAGTGAAGAAACATTTAATCAATTATTGGAGGTTGAATAAATGAACAACTTAATCAGACAAGTAGAACGATGGTCAATTGATAAAGGACTAGACAAAGGCAATAGCTTTACGCAGTATGCTAAATCTTCTGAAGAAATGGGAGAAGTTGCAGCAGCGTTGTGTAGGAATGATATAGACGAACTTAGAGACGGTATAGGAGACGTTATCGTCACGTTGGTTATATTAGCGCAACAAAACAATATGACGTTATATGAGTGTCTAGAACAAGCGTATGGAGAAATTAAAGATAGAACTGGAGTAATGAGTAAAGATGGGTCATTCATCAAGCAAGCGGATTTGTGAGGATAAGGGTGGCGAAAGTCACCCAGATATTAGTAGAAAGTAGGCGATATATTTGGATGATAACAAAGAGGTTTTTCGCAAAAGAATAAATGGTGAACTAAAAATATTTTATAGATGCAAATGTAATTGTGGTAATTATTTTGAAATTAGAAAATCGAGTTATTTGAGAAATAAATCAAAAAGCAAAAGTCCTTTAGTTTGTGAAGGTTGTAGAATTAAAAACCAAAAACATAGATGGGAAAATTATAAAACACTTCAAGATGATCAGAATACAAAAAATAAAAGTGATTTTTTGAAGAAGTTGTATTACGCAATGGACTCCAGAAGTTGTGAAAAAGGGTTTGGTAGATTGCCTTTTACCAAAGAAATATTTGTAAGCGAATATATAAATCATTATGATTTTGTTGTTCTTTGGGATAAATATATTGAGGAAGATAAACCGAAAAAATTAGCGCCTAGTGTAGATAGGATAAATCCGAGATTGGGATACTTTTTTGAAAATATGAAATTTATTTCTTGGCAAGAAAATAAAGAAAAAGGATACAAATAATTAAAAATGATGAAAGGTGTACCTATTGAGGTTTACGAACTGGAAACTGATGAATTGCTTATGAAATTTAATTCTATTCAAGATGCAGCTGATTATACGAATTTACCTCAAAGTAACATTATTAAAAATTTAAATGGCGAGAGAAATTATGTTGATAAATTCTACTTCAAACGTGCAGTGCCAAATAATAAAAAGTTAGATATATATTCTTTAGTTAAAGAAGTAATAGGTAGATAATTTTTACAAATGGGAGGACTAACTTATGAAACTATACCTAATCACATTAACAATATCACTTCTAGCACTGTACACATTAATCAAACGATCATATAAATATGCCAACGTGCAGGATGAAGTGGAAGATTCAAGTAATTGGAAAGGTTTGAAAAAAGGAACTTTATACGTAGACGAACAGGGTAATAAAATTTCTCTTGAAATTGAACCACCAATTGATTATGAAGAAACACAAGCATATAAAGATAACGAGACGTGGTTCACAGGAATGGGGAGATGTTGAATGATATTTTTATTTTGGTTTAGTATACTTCTATTCGTTTTGAAACTTGTGGGAGCAGAGAGTATATCAAGGGGTGGCGTAGTAATACCGTTTATATGTTCATTAATACTATTTTTATTGAGTGTAAAACAGGAGAGAGATGTATGACATTCGGATTAATACTATTCGCAGTTATAGTCATTGCGTTAGTGATAAATGCAGTTAAGGAGGATTAATATGGAAAAGACTAATGCAGAAATTATTAATGAATTTAATAGCTTAGAAGAATTAACAAAGTGGCTTATTGAACAGCACGAAGACAACATGAGTACTATCCAATGGGAGTTTTACGGTGGAAGAAATTACGAGAAAAATCTAAAAAAAGACGAGGAAGAAATAAAGGCACTTCATATGAAATTTAACGAATTGACGAATTAACATTATGAATTTTTAATCCCGCTAAATATAATTACACTAAATTATGAAAATAAGGTATATTGTTGTAAATAAACATTTGAAAGTAGGGGTTAAAATGTTTGAATTTATGATGTTGATTTCAATCTTAAGTATATCGATAATACTTATATTTACACTTTTGCTAAATAATATAAGTAAAATGACTTTAAGGATGTTATTCATCCTTATAACTATAGTCTTACTATATTTTATATATACTTTAATCACAATTTAAATAGGGGACAAAGATTTTATATATGTCAATAAGAAAAGGAGTGATTAATTGAATAGAAAACAAGCCAATCGAGGTATGTGGTTTGAAACAGTAATAGGTAATATCAATCGTGTGTACAAACAAAAGGATATAGCAATAATCAATAAAGTAGCAACGCCTATAAGTTATAACACCAGGACAGGTAAAGCACGTTATCAAGAAAAGAGTACAGTCGATTTTGTAGGCTGCGACAACAAAGGTAAGTACATAGCCTTTGATACAAAAGAAGTTAAAATTAAGAATTTACCTTTGAAAAATGTGAGTGATCATCAAGTTAAGTATTTGACCGATACTAAACGAATGGGTGCTGATGCTTTTCTATTAGTACTATTTAGAATTAATGACACATGTTTTAAGTTAGACATTGACCAGTTTAATGATTTTAAGAAACAACATGACCGTAAAAGTATTCCGTACGAATGGTTTGAAGAAAATGCTGGATTAGTAAGGAGTGGTAATGGCGTAATTTTCGACTATTTAACCGATGTTGACCACATCGAAAACTAAACCAATCGGAGGAATTGAACACATGACTTATTCGACTAAACAAGTTTTAACTTTAATAAAAGAGTATCAAGACAATGTGAAAACTATTGCACGTTTGAGAAAAGAATATATTGAAAATGTATGTGGTGGAAACATAGCCCAATATGGAATTGAATCATCAATGCCAAAAGCAGTAGGACAAACATCAGACCCAGTATTTAGAGAAGTAACAAGATTGCTTAAACAGGATAAAATGTTAAACAGATATGAAAACAAAATTAAATATGTTCAAGATCGTTGGGATAGAGTTACAGATGAAACACAAGAAACAATATTAAATCAGGTACTATCTGGTGTGAGTTACGAAGAAATAGCAAAAACAATGGGTAAAACACCAAGCAGAATAAGCCAAATAGTAAAAGAAATAGCATTAATAATGACTGATTAATGTAATTAATGCTATTAATGTAATTAATGATAATTGGGAAGGTTTTAATAATGTGTTATATAGAATAAAATGTGGGTAGGTCGGACGGCTCCTTACAATCAGACAAACTGGTTAAGTTTGGTCGTCGCCCTACACTTAGCCTAACGGCTATTTTCCATATCCTTTCTAAAACCCTAATATTAATGTAAATCCATCTAGCGAAAGTTAGGTGGATTTTGTATAATTAAGTTGCAATAAATTAATTTAGGGAATGAGGAATTATGTGTGCTTGATTTATTTAACATTGAATATTTAAAAAATAATGTAGAGGTAATACCCTTATCTACTGCTGCACTTGCTTTATTAGGGTTATTGTTTACAACTATATTCAAAGCTGTATTGGAATGGAGAGTTAATAAAGCAAAAATTAAAGCAGATGTGATATCAAAATCAAGGGTTGATTGGATACAAGATATAAGAAAAGTATTTTCAGAGTATTTTGTTATGCTAGATAACTTAATTCACTTGTCTCAAAAAATTCATGATACTAAAGCTGAAATTATTAAATTAGAAAATTCTATAGTATATAGTGATGAAATTATTATGAAATACGATATACCTTTGAATAAAGAACACACACAGTTTAAAACTATACCATTTCCTGAAAAAATTGAAGATGAAAATTATGCTGATGTTAACGCTATGTATAACAAAAAAATCGATCAACTTGTTATAGATGATAAAAATTTTCAATCAATATTTTGGAAAAAGTATTTAGAAATTGAACAAAAATATATGTTGTTAGAGTTATATTTACCTGATAACCCTAATAAAAAGTTGTCAACTAAAAAGGAAGATGAACATCGAATTATTAAAGATAAAATTAATATTATAAAAAATGATATTTTTCATAATATTTATAGCAAAGCAAATAAAAAG